AACGATAAATGAATTTAAAAATAGTTATTCTATTGAAGACTTAGAGAACGATAAAGAGAATCTTGACAACTTAAAAAAGAAGTTAAATAATTTCAATACTCAAAAAAGCTCTTTGTCTAGACAAAACGACAGACTTGAAAAGGAACTTAGAATATTAGACAGTGTTCCTTGTGAAGACAAGTTTTTAAGTTGTAGATTTATAAAAAATGCACACGAAGCAAAAACATCTTTACCAAATATTAAAGCTGAGTTAGATATGATTACAAAAGAAATAGCCAGTATTAGGTCTTCTTTTGATAGACTAAGCAGTGACAATATAGAAAAAAATATAAAAAGATACAATGATGTCTTAAACAAAGAATATAAGATAAATTTAGAAAATGAAAGCTTAAAAGAAAAGCAAAACATTTCTGGTATTGCAATGCAACAGCTACTTGAAGAAGAGCGCAAATTCACAGAATTGTGTCTAGAGTTAGAAAACTACACAGATGATATACAATCCAAAAAATTAGAAAAAGTTAAGCAGCAAATCAAACAGATTAACGATTTGATATATTCTGTTGAAAACGACATAAGAAAATGTGAATTCAATGTTATTGATTCTAATTCTAAAATAGAAGACAATAGAAACAATAAATTAGAATATGAAAAATTAGTTGAGGAATGGAAAAGCTTCGACCTCTTTTCTTCAGCTGTTTCTAAAAAAGGCATTCCTTCAATGCTTATCAGAAATAGCTTACCTAAGATTAATAATGAAATCAAGTCTATTCTAGGTGGTGTAGTTAGCTTTACAATTACATTAGAAGATAGTAGTAATGCTCTTGAGGTCTATATTGATTATGGTGACTCAAAAAGAATTATAGAGTGTGCTAGTGGAATGGAGAAAATGATTGCTTCTATTGCAATAAGAGTAGCTTTAATTAATATTTCTTCTCTACCTAAGTCTGATATGTTTATTATTGACGAAGGATTTGGTGCTCTTGATGCAACAAACATTGAATCTTGTGGAAGACTACTTCAGAGTTTACGTAAGTTTTTTAAATCAATAATAGTAATATCGCATGTTGATGCAATAAAAGATATTGTTGACAAAAACATTGAAATTACAACGAGAGGAAACGATTCTTATGTTGAATTCAAATGATTGGAATTGGATAAAAATTGACGAGGAAAACGAAGAAGCATATGTTGGTGGCGTTAGATATGTTAGACCTCTTGGTGTAGAAGCTATTTCTTTAGATTGTCCTGTTTGCAAAAAATTAATAGCAACAGTTGAGGATGTTGAGGCAATGAAAAAAGAAGGCTGTTGTGAAGAGTGTTATTTAATTTATTATTATCCAAACAAAGAAAAATGGGAAAAAGGTTGGAGACCAAGTAATACTTAATAAGATATATATAACTGTATAAAAAAGGAATTATAAATCATGGATTACAATACAATTAATGCTTTAGGCAGTGCAATAGACAACGTCTATAGTTATACATCAGAAGGTGGTGACAGAAAAACTGTTGCAAAAATTGTCAATAACAACGAGTTGCATATTTCCTATAGAACAATTCTAAACATTGGTAGAGACTCTGATTTAACAATGCAAATGTCTTTACTTGTTAAAGAGTCAAAAGACATGATCGCATCTAGACTTAGAACTATTAAGTCTGAATTTAAGTCTTCAGCTGGCGAAACTCTTAAGACAAAAGCAATTGGTGAATTTGACAACTGTGAAACATTGACAGTTAGTCCATACAGCCCTTTTAGAAAACTTAAGTTTAGTTACACCAAAAAGTTTGAGATTAGTTAATAGTTATGAAGTCAAGGAACGGTCAAATAAATGAAATCATAAAGTGTGGTAAAGACCCAGTCTACTTTATGAATAGATACCTCAAGATACAGCATCCGCTTAGAGGTTTAATTCCTTTTAAGACTTTTCCTTTTCAAGATGATTGTGTTCAAGACTTTAATGACCACAGATTTAATATCATCTTAAAATCAAGGCAATTAGGTCTTTCAACTCTAGTAGCAGCATACGCTGTTTGGCAAGCTACTTTTTATAAAGAGAAAAATATATTGATTATTGCAACTAAGCTTGCAGTTGCACAAAACTTTATAAGAAAAGTTAAGACTTATTTAAAATCAATGCCAAAATGGTTGTTAGTGCCTCAAATAACAGCTAACAATAAACAGCAAGTTGAGTTCTCAAATGGATCTCAAATCAAAGCTGTACCAACTTCAGAAGATGCTGGTCGTTCAGAAGCACTCTCTCTTTTAATAGTTGATGAGGCAGCTTTCGTAAGAAACTTTGATGAACTCTGGATGGGTTTGTATCCTACTTTGTCTACTGGTGGTCGAGCAATTCTTCTTTCGACACCAAATGGTGTTGGTGGACAATATCATGAGATCTATACAAAAGCTGATCGTAAAGAAAACGAGTTTAATCCTATTAAACTAATGTGGGATGTACATCCAGAAAGAGACGATGATTGGTTTAATAAAGAAACCAAGAATATGTCTAAAAAACAGGTTGCTCAAGAGCTTCTTTGTGACTTTTCATCTTCTGGTGACACATTCTTATCTAACGATGTTTTAGAGAATATACGTATACAAACTCAAGAACCTATGGAAAAAAGTGGACCAGGATCTAATATATGGTATTGGGAATATCCTATAAGAGAACACAAATACATCATATCAGCTGATATATCTCGTGGTGATAGTGGTGACTATTCTACTTTTCATGTTATAGATACAAATAAATTAAAAATAGCAGCTGAATTTAAAGGCAAAATACCTCCTGACCAGTTTGCAGTTGTAGTTTATGACATAGCCAACAGGTTTAACGAAGCAATGATATGTCCTGAGAACAATGCATATGGATATACAATGCTTGTTAAATTAAATGAACTCAAATATAAAAACATATATTTCGCTTCAGAAAAAGAAAAGTATCGTTATTTGTATGGTGAAGGTTCAAATATAGGAAAAGCAGGTTTTACTACTAGTAAAGAGAGTAGAGAGAAAATTCTTGCTAATCTTGAGGAATCACTAAGAAACAATAAGATTAACACAAAGTCTAGAAGACTATATTCAGAGTTAAAGACTTTCGTTTGGAATGGTAAAAAAGTTGGAGCTATGAAAGGTTACAATGATGACCTCATAATGTCTCTAGCAATTGGATGTTGGATTTCAATGAGTAACACAGATACATATAATGTTACACAAATGCAACAAGCAGATGCAATCCTTAAAGGTATGGAAGTTAACAATACAAAGGTTGATAATACAATATCATCACCTTTTTACAACTCAAATCAGACTTATGTAAACCCATTTATGCCAGTTTATATGCCTGATAGGAGCTTTAGTAATGACAAAGGTATATCCAGAAAAAACCCTTTAGGTGACTTAAGCTGGTTAACTAGGAAGTAATAATGGCAGACAAGAAAAACCCAAATCTTTTTAAAAAGTTAACACAACTATTCAGATCAGGACCAGTTGTTAAGCGAAAAATCAAAGCTTTGCAAGCAACAAGTCACTCAAAGACTTCGCTAGAAGTTTTTAAGAAAGCACATAGTGATGTTTATAATTCTACATTAAGTGCATATGGCTCTTATGATAGAATGGCAAGATATTCAGACTTTAGCGAAATGGAAGCTACTCCTGAAATTGCATCTGCACTTGACATTTATTCAGAAGAGTGTGTCTCGCCTGACGTTGAAGGAAATGTTTTGCATATCTATTCTGAAAATAGAATGATTAAGCAAATTCTTAACGAGTTGTTTTACGACACTTTAAATATTGACTTTAACTTAGCAATGTGGGTTAGAAATCTTTGCAAATACGGTGACTTTTTTCTTTTTAACGATATTCATCCAGAGTTTGGTGTAGTCAACGTATTTCCTATTCCAATTGCAGAAATGGAAAGAGAAGAAGGCTTTGATCCAGCAGACCCAGGTGCTGTAAGATTTAGATGGGTTACACAAGGAAACAAGGTTTTAGAAAACTGGCAAGTTTCACACTTTAGACTTCTTGGTAATGATGCATTTTTACCATATGGATCTTCGGTTTTAGAAGGTGCAAGAAGAGTCTGGCGACAGTTAATCTTGATTGAAGATGCAATGCTTGTTTATCGAGTAATACGTTCACCTGAACGACGTGTTTTCTATATAGACGTAGGTAATATTCCTCCTGAAAATATTGCAGATTATTTGGAGCAAGCCCAAACTTCACTTAAGAGAAATGCTGTAATTGACAAGACAACTGGTCAAGTAGATCTAAGATACAACCCACTTTCAGTTGATGAAGACTATTTTCTTCCTGTAAGAGGCGGAGAAAGTGGAACTAGAATTGATACTCTTGCAGGTGGATCAAATACTACTGCTATTGAAGATGTAGAATACATTCAGAAAAAGCTTTTTGCTGCACTTAAGATTCCTAAGGCTTATCTTGGTTATGACGAAGATATTGGTGCTAAAGCAACTCTTGCACAAGAAGACATCAGGTTTAGCAGAACAATCCAGAGAATACAAAAGACTATTGTATCTGAGTTAAATAAGATTGCAATGATCCATTTGTATACACACGGATACACAGAAGAGAGTCTGCTTGACTTTGAGCTTAAACTAAGTAATCCATCAAGTATTGCTCAACAGCAAAAACTAGAGTTAATTAGAACAAAGTTTGAAATTGCTGGACAAGCACCTGAGGGCTTTGTTGATCGAGAATGGATTAGAAAGCATATTATTGATCTCAATGATGACGAGATTGCAAGAATTGAAAAGGGAAGAGAAAAAGACAAGATTCGAGACATGGAACTTGAAACAGTCCAACTTCCTGAAACTGCTCAAAATGTGTTTGGTGACGAAGGAGAAACTGCTCAGCAAGGAATGGGCGGTGGACCAGTCGGTGGTGAAGATGCAGGAGGCGACTTGTTCGGAGGCGGTGATCTAGGAGGTGGAGATGCAGGAGGAGACGCTGGTGGAGGAGGTCTAGGCGATCTATTTGCAGGTGAAATTAAAAAGGGCGTATTAATGTCTGAAGAGGATTTTGAAGAGATTGATCGACTCTTAGATGAAGACGACGACAATTCATCAAACCCTATTAAGGCAGACAATAAGGTTAATAAAAAAAGAGGTAGTTACAATAGAAGAAGTTCTGAAATAACTGGCGGCGTTGAAAAAATGGGTGCACAAGGAACTGGAATACATAAGACAACTTCAACATTTGGTGCCGACAAGCCTATAAAACCAATATCAGCAAGAGACTTGATGGATAGTGTTTTACCTCAAAGTACAATTAATTCAAACTTTATTAATAGACAAATTAACTCAAGACTTTTTAAAGATTTAGAAAATATGTCAGACAAGTTAAGTATTGGCAATAAAAATAAGTTATTGCGTGAGTCTAATGATGATGATTATGATATACTTATAGACGATAAAATATTTGAAGAAGAAGACGAGGGCTAAATGTCTAAAACACACAACAAAAAAAGAAATGTTGGTATTATTTACGAGCAAATAATTAATTTTGTTTGTGGCAGACTTATTGAAGATGACAAGGCAAATGCTGAAAAGGCCACAAGAATAATCAAAAAACATTTCAGTGAAGGAAGTCAACTTCATAAAGAGTACAAGCTTTTCAAAGCTTTAGCTACAACAAAAAATACACCAGAACAACTTGCTAGTTCAATTATTAACGAAGCAAGAAAAGCATGTAACAACATGTTTGATAGTACACAGCTTGAAAAAGAGAAGTCTCTGCTTATTAGAGACTTAAACTATACTTTTGGTAAAGGTGTTATTTTTAGTGAGAAAGTTGAAAGTTATAGGACTTATGCAACAATTCAAACTTTATTGAATGAATGGCGCAATAGCTCAAATAACTTTGACAAAATGACAGAATATGAAATAAAACTTCATGGAATGTTAACAGAAAGTGCAGAACCCAAGTCTACTTCAGAGCCTATAAAAGTTGACAAAATAACATATCAGCTCATGAATGAAATG